GCCGGTAACCTGGCCGACTGGTAACCTGTATTTGCGGCCTGACGCTAAAAAAGCGTCGCGCTCGCGCCACCAGCATGGCTTTTCGGCCAGGAAGGACCCCTTTTGCCTTGGGCCCATCGCCTCAACCGTCACCGCTGTCCAGAAGATAGCCGAAATACTACCCCCGACCGGGCTGTTTTGTTGCAGAGGCAAAAGCCGCAGTTGGTAGCTGATGGCAGCGCATGACAGCCTATCCACGACCATTCGCGTTCAAAGACTATCCCGCGACGACGCAGCCATTGAGCTGGTCTGCCACCGTCTGCAAGGCCTTCTGCCAGCGTCGCCACGCCGTGGTGCGGTCGCAGGCGAAGCGGATCGTAATGTCCCGCCAGCCGTAGCGCTTGGCTCGCATCCACACGAGGTGGCGTTGCTCGACCTCCAGCCATTGAACCCACTTCATCGTCTCCAGCATCCGGTCGATGTCCTCGGGGCTCGGGGGGTAAGGCCGGTAGATCTTTTCGTCAGCAGCGAACGTCTCCCACTCCCTGCGCACAATGGCTGGCCAGCAGTTGAAGTAGCCCTGCACACGCACGGGTGGCAGACGTCGTCCAGTGGTGGCTGCGTCCTCAAAGCGAGCAGCCACGTCCTCAATCGTCCAAGGGCTGCGCACGTCACACCTCCTGTCCAGCGTCGTGATGGTGGACGGCCCAGTCCAGCAGGCCGAGTGCGTCAGCCTCGTTGTCATCGACTGGTGTGTGACCACGGGCACGGGCGGACGCCACCATCTCGTCCTTGCTGGCGTTGCCCTTCCCGGTGGCGTGCTTCTTGATCGTGCCCACGGGCACGCCCTGGTACGGGATCTGGTGGTGCTCGCACCACGCCGTGAGCGTGGCGAGGAAGCCACCGTAGGCGTGGGCAGCATCCGTGGAAACGTGGCGACGCACCTCCTCAAAGTGCAGGCAGTCGATGCCGTCGCAGGATTGTTTGATCTCGGTAAGCCAGCGCTTGAAGCGCAGGAAGCGCATTCCGCCGCCTTCGAAGCGCTGCGGCCGGAAACTCTCGGAGCCGCTGGTGATGTGGCCGTCGCTGCCGCGCAGGGCCCAGCCAGTGGTGGTGCCCAGATCGAGGGCGAGGATGGTGATGGTCATGGTGTCAGTCCTTGTTTCGGCTGGACTGACGCATCGGACACAGCTTGACGTAACTTCCCATGAGGCGCGCACACGCGCACGCGTATAGAGAGTTACGTGCAAGAACGTCGGATGCGTCAGGCAGCGTGGTTTTCATGGGGGTCAGTTGTCCGCGTAGGGGGTGTAAGCGGGCATGGGCGGGTGTTTGAGGCCGATTCCTTGGAATCCGCGCACACCCACGCTGTTGCGCCACTTCTCCAGTCCCCGCGTGATGAGCAGATCGGAAAACCGTCGCTGCGAACCGATGAATTCGCCCGACGTTTCTGCCCATTGCTTCCAGTCGGTGAACAGCTCGGCCGTCAACGACTTGGCGTTTGCGGTGCGCACACAACGCTCATCGAGCCACCGGCCCAGGGCGTCCTCGGACTCGAAGTACTCCTCAGTTGCCGACACCACGCTGGCTGGCGGTTTGAGGCCTTCACGCTGCCACGCAAGACACCCGGTCACGGCCCACGCCAGAATCCCATCACGCTCGGCGAGTAGCTTTTCGGTCAAGCGACCATCGCGTCGTTCGGGCGGGATCGTCACGGTGAAGGGGATCATGTGCATGCGCCGCTTCATCGCCTCGTCGATGTTGCGGATGGCGGGCTTGTGGTTGCCCACGATCACCGGCTTGAACTGCGGCGTGTACTCGAAGAAGTCCTGGCGCATGAAGCGAGCGGAGATCTTGTCGCCGCCGGTGATGGCCTTGACCTTGGACTCGTTCAAGCGCCGTCCCTGCTCGGTCTCAATGGCCGTCACGAACCGCGCGCCGCGCAGACCTGCCAGATCGGTCGGATGGCGGTCGCCTCGCGTTTCGACGAAGGTGTCCATCGATGCGGTGGCGGCGTAGTCGCCAAGGATGGTGCTGATCACGTTGGCGAAGACGCTCTTGCCGTTGGCTCCTGTGCCGTACAGGAAGAACAACGCGTGGGCGTTCGTCACGCCTGTCAGGCAATAGCCGACCATCCGCTGCAGGTAGACCTGCAGATCGCCATCGCCGCCGGTGACGTCGGAAAGGAATGCCGTCCATTGCGGGCATTCGCCACACGGCGTGGCCGTCGTGATCTTGGTCATCCGGTCGGCGCGGTCGTTCGCACGCTTGCGACCTGTCTTGAGATCGACCACTCCACCGGGGGTGTTGAGCAGCCACGGATCGGCATCCCATTCCTCGGTGGTGGCGGCGTGCCTGCGGTCTGCCCGCGCCAGTCGCTCCACGCCACCGACCGCGCTGGAGCTGGCGAGTTTGGCGGCGATCTTGGGGTTGTCGGCACGCAAGGCAGCGTGGCGGCAGACGCTGCGGATCAGGTCGGTGGCCGCCAGCGTGTCCTCGGTACGCCAACGGGTTCCGTCCCACACCAGCCAGCGCCCCCACGTCGCCACGTAGCGCCAGTCACGGTGGTAGCGTCGGGTGAAAGCCAGCGCCAGCGCATCCTCCGTGCCCCACACAGACTCATCGCTGCTGACGACCGGCTCTGCATCGTCGGTGACATCGTGCATCTGCAAGCGCGGGCCGTGGCTGAGAAAGGTCGATACATCGAACCCTTCCGCGATGGCGTCTGCAGCATCCCAGCCCTCGGCGGCATCCTCGGGCGGGTACAAAACGTGGCAGGACTTGGCACCCGCTGACAGGATGGCCTGCGCTGCCTGGGTGGCGTACTCCCAGCCCGGCTTGTCGCGGTCGGGCCAAATCAGCACAGCCTTGCTCGCCAAAGGTGACCAGTCGGTCTTGTCCACAGGCGCGTTCGCGCCGTGCATTGCCGTAGTGGCCACCACGCCGGTGTCGTTCAAGGCCTGCGCGCATTTCTCGCCCTCGGCCAGTACCACCTGCGCGGCGCTTGCCATCCCTGGCTGGTTGTACAGCGGACGCGGGTCGGGCGGTGCCATCTTTCGCCGCTTGGCATCCCAGGGCCGGAACTGCTTTTTCTGCCCAGGTGGGTCATAGCGGTACACGACGGCGATGAGATGGCCCGCCGCGTCGAGGTAGTCCCATTTCGCGGTGGCCGGGCCGAGTTCGTCGACTGGGGGCACCGACTTGCCGGATTGGCGCACCGGCATTTCCCTGGCACGACCGAGAAGATCCGCAGCTGCGTCCAGCACACCATTGAAGTCGGTGTGGATGTTGAGGGCTAAATGCCCGGCGATCAGCGAAAAAATGTCGCCGCCATCTCCCGTCGCGCGATCCGTCCACAGTCCGGCCTTCTCGCCATCGAGCACGACCTCAAGACTGTCGCCGGGGCTGCCCAACACGTCACCGATCAGGAACTTCCCCCGGCGCTTCTTGCCTGCCGGAAACATCGTGGCCAGTAGCGACGCGAGGCGCGCGATCAGACCAGCCCGAAGTTCCTCACGCTCGTTGTCATTGAGGATGCGCCGGGGCTCGACAGGCGATGAGGTGTCGTTGAAGTCAAGCATCGGTGACACCTCCGATCACGTCGGCGATACGGTAGTCACTCATGTACGCCTCCTTGCGTGACTGCCCACGCGGTGAGCTCCGACATCCGGAAGCGAACCATCTGCCCGACCCGGTAGTGCGGAATGCGCTTCGAGGCGCGGCACCGAGGCTTGGTGAAGAAATACGGCGGAAGATCGAGCAATTGGGCTGCTTGGCGCGCGCCCACCATCGGTTCCGTCGCTGGTGCTTGTGAGTGGGAATGATTCATTGCGTCCTCCAGCAGCGGTCTTGCCAAGAGCAGAACTTGCACTCGAAGTGGGTCGGGTCATTGAAGGCGCGAGGCAGAAGATCACCCGCCTCGGTGGCCGTGATGATCTTCACCGCCCGATCCGACATGCGCTGTGCCAGGGCTGCGTCAAAGGGCACGACCTCGGTGTAGATCTCCATCGTGTCGGCGTTGAGCGCCGTGAAGATCGCCGGGTGCTCGTGCAGTTCGAGATAGGCTTGGTAGATCGCCACTTGCGCGGCGTAGACGGGCTTGGCCACGGCGAGCCGGTTCTTCTCCAGCTCGCGCCAGGACTTCACTCCCAAGCACTTGTTCTCCCAGAGCGCCGGATAGGTGAAGCCCTCTGGGCCCGCGACGATGACGCCGTCGATGTGGCCCTGCAGACGGCCATCGGCCACCGAAAATCCGAACTGTTCGCCATCGGGCTTGCGGGTGCGCAGGTCGAAACCGGCATCTCGCAGCCAAGTGACCATGCAGTCCTCCATGACGTGGCCGCGCTCGAAGATGCGCAGCATCCGGCCTGGGGTATCCCGGCCGTGATCGACGGGAGCTTTGGCGTACTCGAACTGCAGCGCACGCTCGCAGGCCACGCCGAGACGCGAGGCCCCGAGGTACTTGCGCTCGGACTGCTGGGCTCGGGCTCGCTGCATACCAGCATCGACCAGCACAGTGACCTGCCCCGAGATGCTCGAAGTGGAGTTGAAGTCCATCATGGCTTGCCCCCCTTCGGTTCTTCCCAGGGCAGGTCGTCTTCCATATCCGCGAACGGATTGGCTGCACTCGGCGTCATAGGGTCGGGTGTCGGCGTCATGCCGCGCACCGGCGGGTACTTGCTCGCCTCGTGGTGCTCGACCATTGCATCTGTGTAGCAAGTGACGATGGCGTCGATCACCCGCAGAGCCTCGGCTTCGGAGTAGTCACCCAGCGGCTTGGTAAAGCCGATCTCGCCTGCCGCCTCACCGAAGGACTTGAGGCATTTGCGCATTGCGGCCAGATCAATATCAGAAGGATCGATCATGGCGACCCCCTTGATGTCGGTGCGACCATCCTTGGCCCGCAGCCAGTTGCCGTACATCGCGTGAAACGCGGTCTGGCAACGCTGCGAGCAGAACACCCAGTCGATGGGGTAGCGCCGGGGATCGCCCACACCGTGGCGGTTGTCGGTGTGGCCGAATCCCCGGGCCTGTCGTTTGCAGACCCAGCATTTCACGCATCCTCCTCAAGGTCATCGAGCAGGAGCCCCATCTGCAGGGCTGCGCCAGCGAAGGCCGCCTCACAACGGCGCTTGAAATCGGGATAGCTCATCGAACTGCGCGCGATGGCGGTGACCGTGTGAGTCTGGGACTCCAGATGCGCAAGGCCCTGCTCGGACAGCCATTGGTGGTGCTTTTGCGAGATACCCTTGCGGTTGCGGATCTCGCCCAGCAGCTCTTCCGGCAACACCGGGCCGTAAACCCAGCGCAGCGTGATCTGGCCGATGACGTGCGGCGGGTTCTGCTCATGCCCCTGGTAGCGCCAGTTGAAAAGGCGGTAGAGCGCGCGGTAGTAGTCCGGGTGGAAGCGACGCTCCCACGACGAACTGGACTGGCGCAGCAGCTTGGAGATCAACTCCTGCAGTGCGTCAGGCGCGCGGTGATGCTGAAAGCCTGTCGCTTCGTCGATCAATGCGACTTCGCCGGTGGTGGCCAGCGAACGCATGATGGTCAGGCAGTTGCCGACGATGCCCTGGCGGGCACGATGCAGAGAGCCAGTGATGGCCGCATTCACCACGGCAGAAGCCACATCGGCAATGATCCCTGCCGGGAAGAACTGCGTTTGACGGCCCGATGGAAGCAAAATCGGCCCGGACGTTTTCTCCAATAGCGACAATGAGTTAGGTGCAATTTCGGCCAGAAATCGGGCGAAACGGCCACCCTTGTGCGACTCGTGGAAACCGAGCAGCTTGGCAAGTTCTTTGCGGACGTAGCCGTGCTCACCGGTGGTGAGCACGGCCGC